TTTGAGTACTCTGGAATATAAAATGATAGACATGCGCAACAAAAGTCGCCTGGTAGCAGCAGCCGTCGTGATCGGAACTATCTTGTTCGGAATATCACTTTACAACAGTGAGAAGAAAGCTGCAAAGTTTGAATGCGCAGCCAGTGGGCTTGCGGTTGTTGTTGACTACGACTTGAACAACACACTATCGGCCATTGGAAAAAACTACTGCACAGGCAATGTTGTTGCCGCGGTCGATGCGATGTACGAAAAGTACGGTTATGTTATCTACCCAGGGCAGATCATTCACCTGCCGTAAGCGCGTGTAAGGACTCAAATGAGTGACTCATTATGGACATGGCTGCTCTTTGTTATGGAAATCATCGGTGTTACCGGGATGTTCTTTATTGGGCGAATGAAGTGGTGGGGATGGGCAATAGTCTTGGCCCACAGCATTCCGTGGTTCATCTATAGCATCTCCCACAATAAGCCTGGGTTTGTAGCGATGTCGCTCATGTGGTGGTGCACAAACTTCTACAACATGCAGAAATGGCGCAAGACGTCTACACGGCGATAGTACAAGGTATAATCGCGTACATGGCAAAGAGTATGATGGAGCGGATTTCAATGCTCCCCGAGGCCGAGCGACAAGCGATCCTCGATGGTATTGACATGGATGCTCTCGTGTGGGACTGGAAGGCTTGGGCAAGACCCGAGCAGTTGCCACCAAGCACCGACGATTGGGCGATATGGCTATACCTCGCTGGTCGAGGTGCGGGTAAGACAAGAAGTGCCGCTGAGTGGGTGCGTGACATGGCTAAGCGAACTGATCGCGGTCAACTACGCTTTGCCCTAGTCGCGCGTACAGCAGCAGACGTCCGTGACGTTATCGTTGAAGGCGAGTCAGGCATCATTTCTGTATCGCCGCCGAGCGAGCGTCCGCTATACGAGCCGTCAAAACGACGACTTACTTGGCCCAATGGGAATACCGCAACGTGCTTTACGGCTGATGAGCCAGACGGACTTCGCGGACCACAGTTTCACTACGCCTGGGCAGACGAGATCGCGGCGTGGCGTCAATCACCTGACGCTGCCGGCATGACGTCGTGGGACAACTTACGTGTCGCGTGCCGCCTTGGTGCGTCACCACAGATCATCTGCACTACAACGCCTAAACGTGTGCCGATGCTATACGCGCTCATTGATGAGGCTCAGAAGACTGGCCGTGTTGTCATATCGCGAGGGTCAACGCTCGACAACGCTGGCAACTTATCGAGTACGTACATTGAGGCGATTACAGGAGTATACGCAGGTACACGGCTAGCTGCGCAAGAGCTATATGGTGAAATGCTCTCAGACGTTGAAGGAGCTCTCTGGACGATTGAGTTGATTGATCGTGGCCGTGAGACAGCCAACCCTGTCGGTACGCCATTGAGAGTAATAGGCGTTGACCCGTCTGTCGCTGAGAACCCACGAGACGAATGCGGCATTGTCGTATGCGCGTCAACAGGGCACCGAGACCTGTACAAGCGCCAAGCGTGGATCCTTGAGGACGCGTCGATACACGGTTCACCAGACCAATGGGCCAACAAGGTAGTTGACATGGCTCGTAAGTGGGGTTGCCCGGTCGTTGCAGAAGTCAACCAAGGCGGAGCGCTTGTGAGAAACGCGATCAACACAATTGACCCAAGCGTTGTGGTACTCGAGGTTCATTCAAAGTTTGGCAAGGCGTTGAGAGCAGAGCCTGTGACACTCGCCTATGAGCAAGGCCGCGTGCACCACGTCAATTACCTTACGGACCTTGAATCACAAATGTGTTCATGGATTCCAGGCGAAGGCAAATCACCTGACCGCGTTGACGCGCTCGTTCATGCCCTTACGGCGTTGCTTATTAAACCACCTCCGGGTTTTGTCGGTGGGACAATAACAGCAAAGTCTCCAGCGGCTAGACGTCTGCCAAGCTTCAGAAATGGCGCTAGCGGTACCGGACGTGGCGCGCGCATAGTTACTCCGCGTAACTGACCTACGTACGGAAACGTTTTTTATTACGCTTTCGGTATAAAGTCTAGCTTATGAGCATTAGAGTCATCATTGCAGCGGCTGGATCAGGAGCTCGTTGGGGTAACTTTCGTGGAACTCAAAAGCACCTTGCGGTAGTCGAAGGTGAAGTTCTTCTTGAGCGTACGGTAAAACAATTTCTCAAGTACACGGATGATGTTTGCATTATTGGTGCAGACGACAACTATAAGGTCGACGGCGCGTCACTGTACGTTGTCAAGAGCCCGAATACGAACTGGAAAGATGGCGCAAAGTTCATGTCATCAAGCAAGCTCTGGCTTCGTGAAGGCAGAACTATTATCGTGTTCGGCGATGTGTACTTCACAAACGACGCGGTAAAGGCGATAATGACAAGCAATCAGGAATGGGTATGGTTTCTTCGCGCCGGAGAATCAGAACTGACTGGCTGCAATTATAAAGAGATCTTTGCCTTTGCGTTTAATGGATCAATGACCAATACGGTTACTCAAAGAATAATGCAGCTTATCTCTCAAGATCAAATGAAGACGCAGGCAGGTTGGGCACTGTACCGCTCAATGGTTGGACCAACAGCAAATGGCCTGTTCAACAACCCGCACTTCATTGAGATAAACGACTGGACAGAAGACTTCGACTTTTCAGAAGATCTTGTTACGTGGGAAGAACGTAGAAAAGAACATCGAAAAAAGAAAAAGCAGCAAGCACCAGAAACATAATTCGCGGCTTAATACATTTTTCATTATTACAACGGTATAATATAAAAACATACGAACTACAAGCGCAGCTTGCAAACCATTACAGGAGAGACTTTGAGAAACGAAGAACTAGTAAAAGAATACGCCGAAAAGCTAAAGCCACTGATGCCGATGGCTCATAAGGCGTACGGTGCAAAGAATCAAAAGACACCAGCGCACATCGCGAGTCAAGAGTACACGCGGCTATTAAAAGAATTTCATAGTCTAGATGGAAGTCTTCTTGACCTTTCGCAAGAACTTGGTGTCGCGTATTCAGGCGTTCGTCGTCGCGTATTCACCTCTGACCTTGAGACACTCGCGTCAACGCGCCCACGAGGAACTGGAAAGCGATCACCAGAAGAGGTTGAAGCTTCAATCGAACGCGTACGGGTCGCTAAAGCGCTTGGACCTATCAAGTACCACGCGCAACTCGCTGACGAGTACGCCAATGGCTTTTCGCTAGGCGCTATTGCTAAGGGTCTTGGAATTACAAATGCGGCACCTCTTTACTACGGCGTTCAGCGCCACAGTATTCGAAAGGCGTATTACGCGTCATGAGAGAGCGGTTTCCAGATTCGATAAAGATGACCGTAGACCACGATGGTACAAAGCTTGACATCATCGCAGAGGTTCTTGTCAGCTACGGTATTACGGTCTGGCAAGGTATCCCTGAATCAGTTATTGAGCGACTAGAGTCGTGCGGGTACAAGGTCAAGAAGAAGAAAAAGAAATTAGGAAGAATCGAATAAATGAGTGGCGATAGTGCTGAGCCTATTGAAGATACTCTATTGCTTCTTGCTGAAATCATGGAAGTTGCGCAGAGAAAAGAACAGGCGATACGGGTTGACGTATACCACACTCTTCTTAGAGAAGCGGCGCTTGAGATCAAGCGCCTGCGGAACGCGTTGCTTGAAGCAGAAACAACGATCGCAACGCAGCAGGCGTCAGTGCGGTACTAAAGCCACTAAGTGCGGTCGCTACTAGACTGAACAAATAAAAAGGAAAAGATGAAAGACGCAAAGAAAAAGAAGTCAACTAAGCCAGATTCTTTATGGGCGTTCTATGCCAGGCAGTCTGCTGTACCAGTGTCGGTACTCGTCACCGATGAGATAAAGCAGAGCGAAGAACTGCCAAATGAAGACACTAGATACATGCGGCTAAAAGAAATAGCAGCAGCGCTATGCTCTGAGCATCGCGCGGATCATCTTGACGCACCAAGACTGTGCGGGCGGTGCAACGCGCTAGACGCGTATGAACAGTTTTTGTACACCTATCCGCAATAGTGCCAAGGCGTTCTGGGCTCTATAAAGTGAAAGAGAACCGCACATGAAAAGTACAAACATTCAAATATCTCGTATCGCTAATCTTTTGGCGGAGTCAGAGCCAGAGCTATTCGGCCGTGGCAGTGCGGAACTAATGCCGGTTACCAGATTAAACAACAAGCGCGGGTTGATTGTGTGCAATGCTCGTCTGAATGAAGTCATCCGCGTAGCCATTGGAGAAAGCGAGCGTGAGCGTATAAATATAGCAAAGAACGCGTACGGCTCACATTTCACGTCATCGCTGCCATTAGTTTTCTGGCAACCCGGGTTGTAGCCATTAGTCATACATAATCATTAACATTTTTTGTGCGCGGGTCATCTTTGCGGGCCATCATCAATCACTTGATGTGTTGCTATCAATATCTACCCATAGCCATTGATAGATGTCAGTAGTATTGACCGTCGTTGACCGTCGTTGACCGTCGTTAGTCATACGGGTCATCGCTAATTGTTTCGCGCGATTATAGCTGACTGTTTCGCGTAATCATTAACATTTTTTGTGCGCGGGTCATCTTTGCGGGCCATCATCAATTATTACTCGCGACCATCGCCAATTGTTGTCTACCGTAGACAAACGAGCGTAAGCGCATTGCTACTAATGATCGTTAATTGTTTTTGTTTTGTCGTTTCTGTCGATAATCGTTAATTTTTATTGATAGTCGCTCGTAGCTGTCAATAATCATCAATAACTACTAATAATCGTCGATAATCGCTCGTAATCACTCATAATTGCTAATAATCGCCAATAATTGCTAATAATCGTCGATAATCGCTCATAATTGCTAATAATCGCTCGCAATGGCTCACAATCACTCGTAATTGCTAATAACTGCCAATAATCGTCGATAATCATCGATAATCGTCGATAATCATCGATAATCGTCGATAATCGCTTATAATCACCAATAATTGCTAATAATTGCTAATAATTGCTAATAATCGCCAATAATTGTCAATAATCGCCAGTAATTGCTCGTAATCGTAGCTAGACAACAATATTGCTAAAACGACTGGAACCATCGCCATAGCTTTATAAAAAAAAATTGCCATTGCCTCGAAAAAAATAAATAAAATCGCCTCCGGCTAAACGCTCAAAAAAATGTTCGAAACGTTTATAAAACGCCCGAAAACGAACGAAGGCCCTCTCGCAGGCCAAATTCAGTAACCATAAAGTACAATTTCCCCTGCTTGTTCAGATTCCCCAAAGTCGTTTTATCCTTATTGTACGATTTCCGCATTTGTTCACTTTTTGCCCGTGCGGCTATGATACAGTGCCTTAGATGAAGAGGCAAGAGTCTTTACCCGAGAGTGAACGTGAGTTGTTGGGTAGGTTGTCTGGCGCCGCGCTCCGCGCCCGGTGTGCAGAGCTCCGCCAGTTGGGTTGGACCCTTGAGGCGATCGGCGCCGCCTTCACGCCGCCCAAAAGCCGCTCCACAATCCACGCCTGGACACTTTCCTCCCTTCCCCCAAAAGCACCCAAAACCCAGCTTCTTCCTCCTCTTAAGTCAATAGCCGCCGCGGAAAAAAGCACCCCTCCCGCTCCCGCGCCGCCCGCCAAGAAACCAGCACGTGCCTCAGGGCTTCCGCCCCGAGAAAGAAGAGTATTTGACAATGAAAGTCCAAAAGTTCCGGAAAATCTGCAGAAAAAAATAGCGCAGTTAGCTCCGCTAGCGCGCCGCTATAGGGCAAGGGCAAACCCAAGTGGCGCGTACGCTATGGCCAATGAAGAGCTGACAGAGCTCTGCGCCAGCCTGCACAGCTCAGGAGTATCTGTAAGAGAGCTTTCTCAAGCCGCTGGAGTGACGTATCGTGCTATGGCTAGGAGGCTAGGAAGATGAAGATTGTTATTGATGTTTTTCCCGCTAAGACTGTTTTGATTCCACCGGACCACGGCCTATCAGACGAAGAGTACCGCGCCCTGGCAATGTCAGGCAGCCAGGGAGTTTCCGTCGCTGGCTCGCGCCGCATTGACGCCGTCCGCGTTGTGGTAACAGACGAAATTGTCATGGTTGCCGCCGACTCGCACCAGGGGCCAATGCTGATCTTCCGCGAGAAGTACATTCCTTCCAGTGCGGTTATTAAGAAAAGAAACGAACAGTCACGGTTGATGACAGTCTCTGGCAAGATTTTGATATTTACTAAGGACGATGACTGCGGCTGCGGCTCTAAGCTTCGTGCGTGGAATCCGTACACTACTGTCAACTCAACGAAGGACCCTGGATGAAGAGTAGCACTGGAATCAGTGCGCTTGACGCGGCCATTCTTGCACTTGCGGTTTTTCGCGTAACGAGGATCGTTACAACTGATGTGATTCTTGAAAAGCTTCGCAATAGAGTATGGAGAAGGTTTCCGCCAGAACGCGGAGGAATTGGCTACATGATCACGTGCACGTGGTGTACGAGCATTTGGATCGCATCACTGTTTGTTTTATCGTATATGATAAACACACGTTTGACGATTGGTGTTGCGGGCATCTTTGCTCTTTCAGCAGTCGCCGGGCTAATTGACCGCGCTAGCACCTGATTTTATTTATAGTATTATCAATCCGCTAGTTCCGTTTCCAAAGACGAGGAGAGTAGTTCGTGGGCGTATTTCGCCGAGATCCAGTTGCACCAACGCGCAGAACAGCAAGCCGCAGGGCCGCTTCGCCTGCTCTACAGTCTGTTTCTAACCCTTTTGGGTACTCGTCATTGGAAGTAGCGCCGTACGGCACTCCTCGTGCAATGACAGCCGCAGCCGCGCAGGTTAGGCTCAACGATAAGGGCGAGGCAGAGCATTTCCGCAAGCGTCGCGACGCAGGATCAAGCGCCTGGCAGTCAGAAGCCTGGGAATACTACGACGCAATTGGCGAAGTTAAGTACGCGTTTAACTTAGTTGCATCTGTTGTCTCTCGAATTCGTCTGTACGCCGCGGTCACGGAGAGTCCGGCCGAGGCTCCGATCAGTGTCAGGTCTAGCGGAACTATCGACCCGCAGCTTGCGCAGGCAGCAGAGCGTGGGCTTGCCCGCCTTGACTCAGCCTATGGCGGCCAGGCAGGCCTTCTGCGTGACGCCGCACTCAACATCAGCGTCTGTGGTGAATGCTACCTTGTGCAGATGCCATCGCGCCCCGGGCACGGAATTCCAGAGTCGTGGGATATCCGGTCAGTTGACGAAGTTCAGATTGACCAGAAAAACACCTACGGCATTGCGCCTCGCCGAGATGTGTTAAGTGCTGGTACAAGCGGAGGCGGAAGTTTTGGAGCTGGTGCTGCTGGACGTGGACTTATTCCTCTCCCAGCAAGCGCCTTTGTTGGTCGCATCTGGCGCGCACACCCTCGCTTCTCTGAAGAAGCCGATTCTTCTCTTCGTGGGTTGCTTGACCTCTGCGCAGAACTTTTACTGCTCAACCGTACATTCCGTGCAACTGCACGTTCGCGCTTGAACGCAGGTGCTCTGTATCTCCCAGACGGACTCAGCGTTGCCGCGTCATCTGAAGGTGACTACCCGTACGACGACGGCAATGATCTTACTCCTGGCATGTCCGTTGAGGAAAGCATGGATGATTTTGAAGATCAGCTCATGGACGCGATGACCACGCCTATTCGCGATGAAGACTCAGCCAGTGCCGTTGTTCCTTTGATCATCCGTGGACCTGCAGAACTTGGCGACAAGATTAAGCAATTCAAGTTTGAGCGTTCATTCGACCCAATGCTTGCAGAGCGCGCTGACCGCGTTCTAGAGCGAATCCTCCAAGGACTTGACGTCCCTAAAGACGTCGTAACAGGCCTCGCGAACGTCAAGTACAGCAATGCGCTACAAATTGATGAGTCACTGTATAAGGCGCACATTGAGCCGCTGATGCTTCTCATTGTCGACGCACTGACCGTTGTTTACCTACGTCCATACCTTATTGCAAGCGGTTTTCCAGAGAGTGACGTGCAACGTCTTGTCGTCTGGTATGACCCGAGCTCAGTTGCAACACGTAATGACCGCGCGGCAGATGCCGACTCTGGATTCGACCGCATGGCGGTTTCGTTCGACGCCTGGCGCCGTGCACACGGATTCAGTGACGCAGACGCTCCAAGTCCCGATGAAGTCGCGCTAAGACTTGTATTTGAGAAAGGCATGATTACGCCTGAGCTCACTGAGGCAATGATCGGTGCGTTCGCGCCAGACGTCATGGCAGCAACTAAGACACAGCAGCAGGCGTCAAGCGTTGGGCCAATCCCCGACGCAGTTCAAGATATCTTGCAAGGAGTTCCACCGTCAGGCGCTCCTCCCGCAGAGCCTTCAGCTGAAGAACCGCCAGCAGAACCGCCAGCAGAACCGCCAGCAGAACCGCCAGCAGAACCGGCAGCTCCTGCACCAGTAAGCCCAGAACCAGGTATACCACCTCCGCCTATGTAACAGACGCCTAAATACACGCACTAAGCTCGATGCTATGATAATGAACAATATATGAAGAACTGGTTGTAAATAATGTCTGAGACTATTAAAAATAGAATAGCTAAAGCAGCCGCCAATGCTTTAATGGCGTCAGCAATTATTCCAGAAGAGCGTGAACTCGCCGATGCTTTGATTGAAATTACAGAAAAGTACGGCAAGTTTAACTCAGACGACACAGGAGTCTGGGCCGGCTATAAGTCAGGCGCTGACAACGAAATCGCAGATATTGGAGTTAAGTGCGCTAATTGTATTCTCTATGAGGGCGGCACCTCGTGCAAGATTATCGCCGCAGAGGTAGAACCAAACGGATACTGCAGGTTCGCATTGATCCCAGACGGAGTTGTCACTGCTGGTGGAAACAAGTCCCGCCCAGCGCCAAAAAAGGACCGTATTAGTGGTTCAAAGACAAATAAGCCTGGATCTGCTGACGGAACAAAGAAGATTAAGTTTTCTGCACGTACCGAAGCAACGCTTGCGAAGAAAGTAAAAGAGCACAATAAAAACGCAAAAGCTGGCCGAACAGCCACGATCAGAATGCTTAAGGCTGTCTATCGCCGTGGAGCCGGTGCTTTTTCATCGTCTCACCGCCCTGGCATGGCGCGAGACCAATGGGCGATGGCACGCGTAAATGCGTACCTGAGGCTGCTGCGTACCGGCCGTCCAGCAAACCCAAACTATAAGCAAGATAATGATCTTCTTCCGAAAAGTCACCCTAAGTCCTCAAATTCGCTGACAGGGATGACCGCGTCTCTAGTCGCAAGCGATGAGCTGCTAGTTTCACTGCGTGATGAAACAGACTACGCATCGAGTGAAGACGCGATTGTTGCATTCGCAGAATTTTCTGGCCTTGGGTACGAAGTAATACCGGCGATCAAGGCTGCGTGGCTTCGTGGCGTTCGAGATAACGAAAATCCATTTGATCGCGCAAAAGAACTTTCCATAATGTTGTATGATAGCAAAGATTCAGACTTGCTACCCGTAAAAAAGATAGGCAGGCTATGGTAAGCGACAAGGCACGGCAGCGCTACAATAACAGACTTCGCGCGTCAATCATCAGTATGGTTGAAGAAGCTAACGCTTCTGCGCTTCCAGCGCGCAGAATTTCAATTAACTCCGCGATGACAGTGGCCCGCAGGTCACTAGACGCAACAAAGTATAGCCGAACTGGCTATAAGGCTCGCACTTTTGCGGCACTTCGCGCAGTATCTCAATTCGCCGCGCTTTCAACAAAAGACAAACAGTCATCGGCTGCGCTTGCCAACTCTGACCTTCTTCCGGTGTGCCACCCAGCCTCCACAGCAATGCACGCTATGACCGCTGGAGCCCTGCTAAACGCACGCGCGCAGTGGATTGCGGCAGATCCGTATATTGACGACTCCGTCCGCAGTCTCGTCGCAAGTGCACACGCGGCAGAACCAGGCTCACTTGAGCGCCAGCACGCGTTTATTCGCATTGCAGCAGCGCCAAGAGGGCTGGTTCCACTGACCGCGTCTATTGATCCGCACGCGTCAACCGCAGATTTCAACGTTGGCGGCAACTCTGACCCTGCGCTGCGAATCCGTGCGCAATTGCAACGTCGCGATCGTAAAGGTCGTTTTGCTGAGATGGGTGGCGGATTCTCATTTGCGTTCAAGAGCTCAAGCGGGACAGTGTCTCGAGTTGTTGGAAAAGCAATTAGAAAATCTGGAACTGAAGACATAGACGTTGAAGTAAGAGATAGCGACGCTCTACCAAATGGCGTTTACTCATTGCCATCGGCTAAGGGCGAGTCATTCGACACGCTTGATGCCGCGAAGGCAGATGCTGATAGTTTAAAAGGCGTTTTTCCAGCGGACATTCCGATTCTTACAGAAACTGACATTACTGCTACAGAAGAAGAGATTAGCAAAGCTCCAGAAGCGCCTGCCGCCGCAGAAACTCCAAAGCCGCCAGCACCTCGAGTAGTTAACGGCGTAGCGCAACGAGACGTTCGCCTGCCGCAAGGGCTTG